TCAAGGAAAGATTGGTAACTTAAATCTTCACGATTATATAGTAGCATCAACCTATAACGCTTTGAAAACAAGATTTGGATTGTAATAAATATGATAAAGAGCATGGCAGGAGCATAAAGTGGCAATCGAAACAATCAATTTAGGCACACCCAACGCCAGAGATGGCGATACTGTTCGCGAAGCCTTTCGTAAGATCAACGGCAACTTCGATACATTTGTTGCAGAACTAGGTGGCATTAATAATGCTATCAATACTCTGATAACCGATGGCGTAAATGCTAACATTGATCTAAGTGCTGTTGCTCAAAACATTGTTCCTGCGGTAGATAACGTCTACTCACTAGGAACAGTAGAAAAACAATGGAAAGACGTATTTGTTGGTCCTGGATCGCTTTACGTCAGTGGTGTTAGAATCAGTGTAGATGGGATAACTAACAGCCTATCTATTACTAATAACGGTGCTCCAGTTAACCTAGTTGTTGCTGGAACTGTCAATGCAATCAACCCGGTCACTGGACAACCAGTAGATCTAAATGCCCTTCCAACAGGCGGATTAGAAGGACAGGTTTTAGCAAAAGCAACAGGTGTAGATTATGATGTAGAGTGGATTGATCCTAATCTTACAATAGCGCCTGCTACAACCACTACCATTGGCGGTGTTATTGTTGGCGCCAATGTAAATGTTACAGTTGATGGAACTGTCAGTGTTCCCATAGCAACAACCGGCTCATTAGGTGTGGTAAAAGCTGGTACAAACGTTGCAATAGATGAGTTTGGCGCAATCAGCGTAAGTAAGGGGGCTGGAATAAATACAGTGAAGGATATTCCAGATGTTAATTCAACAGCGGGTGGTGCGGCATTAAATGATGGTGCATTGTTGATCTATAATGCCGCAAGTGAACGATGGGATACAATAAGAAGTTTAAGATCCGATGAAATGGATGGCGGATTTTTCTAACAAACGGAGCGGTCTAAATGGCTAATGAAGCAAATATTATAAAGATTAAACGTTCGGGCACAAGTGGTGCACCGGCCTCGTTAAAACTAGGTGAATTAGCCTACAGCTACTTAACTGCCAGTGGTAATCCTACTAGCAACGGCGGCGACAGGTTATTCATTGGTGCCGATGGCGTAAACGGCGCAGGCAATGCCAACAATATCATTGTTATAGGCGGCAAGTATTTTACCGACATGCTGGATCACGAACGTGGTGTACTAACAGCCAGTTCAGCACTGGTAGTTGATGGTAACAAAAAACTAGACGAACTTCTAGTTGATAACTTATCGCTAAACGGTAACACATTCAGTAGTGCCTCGGGCAATCTTGTATTATCTTCTGCCAGCAATATGATTCAACTTGCTTCGAGCAACTATATTGCTGGTGGCGCTTTTGATGGCAGTAATCTTATACTTGCTGACACAACCGCAGATCTAAAACAGTTAAGAAGCGGCACAGTTAATCTAGTAGTGGGCACAAGCGGAACAGCAACCAATACTGTAACATTAAACAACAATGGCAATTTAACAGTTCCCGGAACTATTAACACTCTAAGCAATGCTAACATAACACTAAGTCCTAACGGTAGTGGTTTAGTCAGTATTGCCGGCGCATACACAATACCAAGAGTTGACGGTACAGCAGGCTATGTATTAACTACCAACGGTAGTGGAGTAGCAAGTTGGGCTGCCACTGCGGCAAGTTTATCTATTGCAGGCACTACTGGTACTGACAGTGTTAATCTAGTAAGTGACACATTGACATTTGCAGGTTCAGGTGCAATCAGTACAGCAGTAACAAATAATCAAGTAGCAATCAGTGTAGCCACAGCAACTAGTTCAGTGCTTGGTGTTGCCAGTTTTGATGCAACAGACTTTACAGTTACCACTGGAGTTGTTACAGTTAAAGAAGAAAGAATACAAGACATTGTTGGGGCAATGATTTCTGGTGTAGAAACTGACCTTGCGGCAACATATGACGACGCCTTAGGTACTTTAGATTTTACTTTAAAAACTGTTAATACTGCCGTTGGCACTTATGGCAGTTCAACAGCAATACCAGTAGTCACAGTCAATGCCAAGGGATTAGTTACCAATGTAACAACTGCAACAATCAGTACCACACTTAACATAGCTGGTACCACAGGAACTGATAGTGTTGCATTGGGCAGTGATACATTAACGTTTTCAGGCAGTGGTGCAATCACCACAGCAGTAACAGATAATAATGTAGCAATCAGCGTAGCAACAGCTACCGCAAGTGTAAAAGGTGTTGCTACATTTAACACAGCTAGTTTTGATGTAACCAGCGGTGATGTTACTATCAAGACAGCTGGAGTCAGTAATACACAGTTGGCCAACAGCAGTTTCTTCATTGGTACCACGAGTGTATCGTTGGGTGCAGCCAGTGGTTCTATAACAAGTCTAGCAGTTAACATTAGTGGTAAAGCCAGCACAGCAGGTACTGCTGATAAAGTTGCTAACTCCTTGACATTTGCCGCAAGTGGCGGTACAGCTCTAAACAGTTCATTTGATGGTACAACAGCTAAAACCATCGACTACAGTTCAGTGGGTGCGGCACCGGCAGCAGGTTCAAGTAGCATTGTCACAGTTGGCGCATTAACAAGCGGTAGTATTGGAGTTGGCTTCACAGCTATTCCAAACACAGCTTTAGCTAACAGCAGTGTAACAGTTGGTACAACCAGCATTAGTCTAGGATCAAGTAGTACTACATTAGCTGGTTTGACCCAAGTTGACGTCAGCAATATTCGCGTAGCTGGCAACACAATCAGCAGTACAGACAGCAATGGTGATATTGTACTTGATCCAAACGGCTCTGGTACTGTTAATGTCAGCAGTGCTAGAATCACTAACCTAGCTGAGCCAACTAACTCATCTGATGCGGCAACCAAAGCATACGTTGATGCAAACCGTACAGGATTAGATGTTAAGGGTTCAGTACGTGCGGCAACAACAGCCAACATTACACTGACTAATACACAAACTATTGACGATGTTGCACTGTCAGTTGGCGATCGTGTTTTAGTTAAGAACCAAACTCTTGCCAAAGAAAACGGTATCTATGTTGTTGCTACAGGTGCATGGACTAGATCAACAGATGCAGATAATACACCAACAGGCGAAGTTACTAGCGGAATGTTTACCTTTGTTGAAGAAGGTACTGTTTACTCTGACAGTGGTTGGGTATTGTCAACAGATGGCGCTATCACATTAGACACAACAGCATTGTCATTTGTACAGTTCAGTGGTGCAGGATCAATCACAGCAGGAGATGGTTTAGGCAAAACTGGTAATACGCTATTTGTAAATGTTGCCAACGGTATTGAAATATCTGGCGATAATGTACAGTTAGCAAGTTCAGTAGCAGGTGATGGTTTAACATATACCAGCGGTGTTATTGCTGTAGTTGGTACAAGTAACAGAATTAGTGTTACAGCTGATGCTATTGATATCAGCACTAGCTATGTTGGACAAAACACAATCACTACGCTAGGTACTATTTCTACAGGTACATGGCAAGGTACAGCTATTGCCAGTGCATACGGTGGTACTGGGTTTACCACATATTCCAAGGGTGATTTCCTTTACGCAAGTGCCGCTAATACACTTTCAAAACTGACCGCAGGCGCTAACGGTCAAACTCTACAGCTACAAGACGGCGTTCCTTATTGGGGCGACCTAGACGGCGGCTCCTATTAAAATATAAATACTGTGTGGGTATATACTCACACAGATTTTCCTCGCTATATAGCGGATTATAAAGGGATGCCACATGGCTACAGCGGCAAACGTCGTTAAACTCAAACGAAGTGCAGTTGCGGGCAGAGTACCAGCAACAGCAGACTTAGCATTAGGTGAAATAGCCTTAAACACCTATGACGGGCGAGTATACCTTAAGAAATCCGTATCAGCAGTAGAATCAATAGTAACCCTACAGCCGTTTCCGACAGGCGGCACCAACGGCTATGTATTACAAACAGACGGCAGTGGCAATCTAAGTTGGGTAGCACAGGCCGCAGGCGTTGCTCCTTATCAGTTAGTTAATAACGGCTATACTGCTACCTTAGACAACGCAGGTACACTTACAGTAGATAACCTTGTTGTAAATGCAGAAACTACAGTAACCACACAGACGTTTGTTGTTACTAGCATTGGTAATCTGCTACTATCAGAAGATGGTCAAGTATTAGAACTTCCTCCAGACCAAGATCCAATAACAACTGAAAACTTCAATGCCGTGATCATTGGAGCAAACACAGGTTCTTGGTACTTTAAATCTCAGGGCATATTACAACTACCACCAGGCGGAGATATCACAGACTCCAGTGGGAATAGTGTGTTAGGCGGAGGAGGTGGAGGCGGATCTGCTTACTCTGTCAATTATACAAGTCAGACGTTAACTACCAATCAAAAAGCACAGGCAAGAGCCAATATCGAAGCAGCCAGCCAAGATGATGCATTTGTAGCCGCAATGATCTTGGGCTAAAATTACCAGTAATATGTTATCAATAGCAGATAATAAGTTTGACTCTAATGGCTATTGGGACAAGCCCATAGAGAAAATACTTTATCAACCTACTATAGATGATCTCAATCTATTTGATCAAAACGGTTACGATCTTACTCCATTAGAACAACACTTTGCCTACGGCAATAGAACTAAACCCAAAAAACACAGAGAACACTTACGAGCCCTCAAACAAGAGTGGTTCGTGCAACAGCCTACAACGGAAGGCGCACACCTTAATCACAGCCTGCTATTTGAGCGCAAGGGCTACACAGGACAAGCATTAGACGAACTCAAGTATTGGGCTAAGACCTTGCCTTTAATCAATAAGGTCATAGCCTTACGTCCCAAATGGGGATTAGACTTCTCTATGGACTATGCTGATCGTGAAGGCAATATCTTTGAAGTCCTGCATTGGGAATGGGATAGCTTTGTCTACGAAGAAACTGAATGTATCCGTAAAACAGTTGAACCTATATTGTCAAATATTGATTGGCATGACGCGGCACAGAATATCCTAGCACATAAAGAACAATGGTATCCCTTGGACTTCTTTGCACAAAGTCGTTGGAAGTGCCGTTATTTTGGCATCCCTGAGGAGCGATTTAAAATGGTTGCTTGGCAATAAATAAAGTACTTACATTAAGGATACCAAATGAAAAAGTTTTTATTACTATTATTAGCAGTGCCGGTACTGGCACTAGCACAGGGCAAGATGCCCGCCAAGTCAGCAACATACGATGCACAAGTTATTAGAGTGAGTGATGGCGATACTATTGTAATCGCCGCTCCCTTTCTACCATTACCGCTCAAACCAGAGTTGGCTGTTAGAATCTACGGAGTTGACACGCCAGAAAAAGGATTTAGAGCTCAATGCCCCCAAGAAGATGAAAGAGCACAGTTGGCGAGTAAATTTACAACTCAAGCCTTACAATCCCACCCAAAGCACCAGGTTATTATCTATGGATGGGATAAGTTTGGTGGCCGTATATTGGGAGATATCTTGGTAAACGGACAAAGTATTCGTCAAGGGCTTATCAGCAATGGACTGGCT